TCGACCTGAGTGCTCGCACTCGGGTTTTGATACGTCTATTCCTCACTATGTGGAATCTATAGAGCGGCAATCCTATAAAACGGATGCTGTTCAAGGAGACCACGTGCTTCCGTTACCTTACCTTCGTTATGGAGTTGAGAGTAAACCTATACCATTTAGTATGGCAAGGCCTTTCAAAAACAAAACTTACTGGTTGGGTAGTGGTTGCTACGGGAAGAAACGTCTGCGATACTACGGAGATTTCCGTCACAATGAGGGCCTATATAATGGCGCTTTCGTGACAGGTGGATATCCCCGTGTGTCTTTGGAAACCATCGGAGCTGCAACAAACGAGGCGTTAAACCGCCTTGTGAGTCAAAAGCTCGATTTGTCTGAATCCCTTGCAGATGTGCAGAGGACAGGACGAATGATGATCCAGAGGTTGATGGACATCGCCAGTGCCTTATATTTGGCACGTCAATGGCTAAAGGGTCGTAAACTTGACCCCTACCCAAATCTACCGGGTAGTCCGTTGAGTCCCACAGCTCGTCGTCGTTCTAGACGACGGGCCAAAGACTCTGCAATCCGCAAAAAGTGGACGCGTGTTGCCTCTAAACTTGGTGTTTCACTCCCAACCGGCTTCGTTAAGCGTCAAAGACGCCGCACATGGGCCGATGGTTGGTTAGAGTTGAAATTCGGCTGGTTACAGCTGATGAATGATGTCCACGATGGGTACAACCTCATCACCGACGAAATTTCAGAGGGGAAAGCCCTCATCCAAGTACAAGCGACTAAGCACGAAACTACAAGGCCCTTAATGGACAATCTGCGATATAGCATCGTGGATGGCCACATAAAGGCGCTTTGTAAGGTCGGTCTTACCGTGGAACCCGATAATTGGGACTGGGTAAGACAGCAACAACTAGGTATAGCTAATCCCGCGCTAATAGCGTGGAACTTGACTACGTTGTCGTTTGTTGCCGACTGGTTTATCCAGGTCGGGTCGTTTCTCAACGCTCTAGGAGCGCCAGTGGGTCTACAATTCAAACATGGATTTAGAACCACATTTGCAAAGTCCGATATTACCGTACAAGATAACGGGACGTATTGGACGGACTTTGGCTCTACCGGAGATCTTCCCCGATGGCGAGCTAATGCGTTTTCCGTATGGAGGATCCAACTTGGATCTTTTCCTATACCGAGGATTCAGTATAAGTTAAATCTTAATATTGGAAAATTGGTTACGGCAGTAGCGCTAGGCTCACAACGGTGACGTTGAAAACCAATTGTTCTGGCAATTCCGCTAGTTCAATCATTAGGGTCGCAAGACCCCAACAACCAAGTTAGGAGTTGGTATTATGCCAGCACTTTCACCAATCACGGTCCTAGACCGTCAGACTGTCCCAGTTGCCCACGTATTCGAGCCTAACGGCTCGATGGCAAATGGGGTTCACTCCTTTATCCAAACGGATGGAGTCCCTATCGGTGATTCTTTGCTCACCGTTTCTTCGCGCAAAACTTCGGCAAATAAAACCGTCGTTCTGTGGCGCCTTGCTGTACCGGTCACAAAGACCGAGACAGTAAATGGTATCGATTCTGAGGTGGTTATACGGACAGCTTA